CCTGTTCTTCGAAGCTGCCTTTTATCTTTGCGGACATATCAAACTCGATGTAGTCACCTTCCGGCTCTCCTAGGATAGGCAGTAAGAACTGATTGGCCCTTTCGGTAATCTGGGCGATGATTGGACCCAAGGTGTCGTTATACAGAGCTCTTGAATTCTCTTTTTCGCTGGCATAGGTTGAACCTTCGTTTGGCCAGATCATTTGCGGCTTGAGATGGTAGATCCCACTCACGTCTTCACGTGAGAACTTCTTAGCCTGCGCCCATTGCGCATCTCTTGCGTTGAAGGCGAAGGACTTGATTTCCATACCGTCCTCAAGCAATAGTGTGCCGCCAGCATTTGCGGCGTTATCTCCTGCCCATGCGTCGTGAAATGATGCCAGCCACTTATCCCTTTGTTTGGAAGTGAATGGTTGTACATCTTTAGGCCTTGTCACATAGGTGTTGACACGGCCTCCACGATGCCAGACTTGTGCTCGATAGCGATCAGACTCTATCTGTTCAGTAAGAGTGGCCCGCAGCGCTGCCACTGGACTTGCACCCTGGTCTGGCAGGCTCGGGTTATAGTTATGGAAGATGACGAAAAAATCTGATGGGATCCGTACTTGGTATGCGCCGTTTGGCGGGAATACATCAATGGACTCAGGGGCAAAAGATGATGTGCCATGGTAGCCTGTGACCCAAGTTGGTGGCAACTGCAGGAGTTGGTAGCCGGATGGCATGGACTCATCAGCAAGTGCCAGCAGATAAGCACGTCCATAGATGCACAGGTCGGACACGATTGCACGCTTCAGCTCATAGCTTGTCATGTGATTGTTTGGGTGTGAAAATGCAAGAGCTGCTGGAGAGTTCCTCAGCCTCTCTCTATCCGTCTCGGATTTTCTTTGATAGCACTTAATGGGCAGCTGTGCGATGTTATCCGCGATATATGACACAACTGTCTGCAGATTAGGTTGCTTTTCGTAGAGCTGAGCAAGCGACAAAGCCTCAATTTGAGGGTCTGCGCCTGAGACGCGTACCCAGTTGATACGTCCATGTAAAAGGATGCTAAGGGCGTCTGCAATTCTAGACAAGGTCGTTCTCACCTCCTAGCGTACAACTGCTACTGTTTGATCCTCTGCATACGCAGAAGGCCATAGGGGAGTATCTCCAATGCCGCATGCCAGAGCGTGAGCCATGGTGACAGCCACCAGTGGGGATATATCAGACGGGCTGTTTGCCCTATCCCACGACCATGCCCCGTCGCCGAGTGCACGCTTCTGAGCGATTTCTGCGGCCGCGTCAAGCGCTGGCTGCGTGATATGCCAAACCTGGTCAACATCTGTGTCTCCGATAGAAGCTGCAACAGCGTCATAGAGCCTTCCGGCAGATGCTCCGAGGTCACGTCCGCCGATCTCAACAATTTCAAGGCCGTCAATCTCCTCTAATTCCTGTATGTGCGAGCTTATTGGCGCGCCTCGTGCCTGAAGGCCGATGCGCATGCTGCCATAGGCAGCTGTGCGAGTCGCAAGCCACTTCGCTGCCCATTTCCAGCCCACTCTATAAGCCACAAGCTCCACATGGAGCTGTCTGTCTTCTCTTTCTCCGCATACTGCGATTGAGCAGAAACGACGATCGTCAGAGACATCGATGCCCCAATAGAGTTCAGATCCCTCAGCAATGCGCGAGTTTTGGTCGGTGCAGGCTTCCCATGCTCCGGCCGGGAATGGCGGTTCGACCATAGAGGTGACCCACTGGCAGAGGTCTTCGGTGCGAAACCCCGCCTCATCGTCGGTGGAGGCAGCGGCAAGCAAAGCTCTTAAGGTCATAAACCCATAACCCAGTGACGGGTTTGCCTGTCGCAATCCTTTTTCATCGGTTATGGGCAGCCCAGGAGCTGCTGACCATTCAAACAGGCCTAGAGAGTCATCTTTCACGCTCTCACCAACGCTGGTGCTGTCATATTCTCCGAGTGCGGCTACGATTCCGTCTGGATCACCCAAGGCCTTATGGGCCTTAAGCCTAAGGGACCTCAGCACCACCGAGCTCTCATCGCCAGCATTAGACATCGACCAGACGAGAGCATCTGGCCTTGCCATTGTGGTTTTGGTGACAGCCCTCCATGCATCCCAAGTCTGTTGCTCACGTATCTCATCGAGGAGTACTAGGTCAGATGACCAGCCTCTTGTCTTCCTGGTTGCCGCCTTTACCTTATATCGGCGCCCGCCTGTGAGCTTTAGTTCTCTCTTGCCATTGGTTCTCACCACGCGTTCGACTTCAGTTGCAAGGGCTGGGTTTGCCTCAGCGGTGTCAACGGCGCTTTCCCATACATCCTCGGCAAAATCAAGGTTCTGGGCAGTGCCAATGATGAGCTGTACGCCAAGTACGTAAAGAAAAAAAAGAGCGAGGAGCTTTGAGAAAATAGTCTTACCATTTTGCCTGGCGACAAGGACGACTATATAGCGAAACCGAAAATGCCACGTGCCTGTGGTGGACCCAGTGACCTCCAGCGCGTGCTTAGCAAGCCACTCCTCCCACGGTAGCAATGGGATTCCTACAACATCGCGACAGAAGTCGATGAAGGCGAACCCCCATGTGGTTCGGCGGGTCAGTTTGCGCAGAGGTGGCGTGAAGATACGCGGCTGCGTGATGCCTTTGACCTGCCTAGGCACTTTACACCGCCTTCTTGCCTCCTGTGATTGCCTGTAACTTCATAAGCGCGGCTTTCTGTTTAGGCACTTCAACAGCACCGTTTGTGTAATCGAAGAGCAATCCCATTTGAGTCTCGCGGATTCTTAGCTCAGCTAAAAGCGAGAGGTTGTTGTAAGCCCAAATGGAGGTGTGGACCATGGCCGTGTCGAACATGTATTGCCACTGAGGCCCATCCCATTTGTTCGTCATCGGGCTTTCGCGCCACGCCTCAAACCACTTTATGGTCTGCGGTGCCCATGGGGTGCCGTCAGGCAAGGTGTCGGGAAGATTAGGCTTCTTCATCGCACTGCCCTCCTTAGACAGCAAAAGGGGCGCCGGCTTGTCGCTGACGCCCCTTTTGTCTTTGTTACACACCAAACAACTGAATACATCATAACTGAAAAAGTTGTCGAAAATCAACTATTAATTGGTGGAGTGATTTATGCGCACATATACCATTTTTATACATAAATCAGAAATCTCGACCTCGGGGGGAGAGGATGATTGCAGGCGCCCAGTCTTCCGCGCCACAAACCTCCAAGATTTTGACCCCCTTATCCTCTTCGCGAGAATTTCTCCTGCTAGACAGCTCACCATTTTCGCGTCGGGCTGCCAAGTCCCGAGCCTTTTATCATTCGGTCTCCGCGAGCTCTATTGCACGAGCAATGCGCTGGCCGAATATTCGTTATGTCTTCTGCTAGATCTGGCCTGACTTTAGGTGGCCAATAGTGATCTGGCTCCCATGCATCCGGTGTTCCTGGAGGCGCGGCGTAGTCTATATCGCCGCCGCAGATCCAGCATTTTGCATGACGAGCAGAGTCTCTCTCGTAGGCTTCCTTTCTTACTTGGCGCCATCTGCGAGTTGAACGTCCTCTTCCAGATCCTGGCTTCTTCCTTGTTGCCACGATACCGCCTACCTATCTATAAGGGGCTACCCGGCCTACCCAACCCCACCAGCATGAGCTACCCCTATAGGAGAGGGTGCGTCATAGCAACGCGCCTTGGCTATACCCACCTGGTCTATTGCAGCCAGCCCTGCCGCTCGGTAGTAATAGGCTTCCTGTCTGCTTACATGCAATGACTCAGCAATCTGGTCGCATACGTCTGTCATTGGGTGTGCTTGGATGTAATACAGATACAGTACATCGGCGAAGACAAACCCTTTCATTCCCGCGAGTCCTCCTTGTCCGTCTTGCCCGTAGAGGACTTCCGTTGCAGATCTAATCGTTGGACGTAGCTCAGCGCGGCGAAACACTAATTCTTTCTCGGCATCAATGATCTCGCCAACCGCTTCCATAGGGTCGTGGACTCCGTGGCTTATAACGTCTCCCTGTCCATGTCCTCTTGGTATAAGCTTCTGCTTAGCATGCGCAATGGCACCTTCTAGCCTCTTGAGCTCAAGCGCCGACGAGCGTGCATCATCGAAGTATTCTTTAGCGGTGATCATCGGCTGCCCATCAATCCCATGATTTGTGCGGGAATGAAGCTTTATAAGCCTCGGCTATTTCGTTTAGGTGCGGGTTTATTTCGAAGGCCATGGCCATTGCTTCTTCGTCGTAGAGCACGCCGCGTTCGTTGAAGCGAAAGGGCCCTTTTTCGCTTCTGCAGAACTCCTTTATCCACTCGACCTTTTCGAAGCGGTCTGGATCATCTTGTGCGAGTCTTGGTATGTAGACGCCTAAGCCGCCATTCGGTGACTCTACATAGGTCACTTGTGGGCCCTTGTGTTTCTCAGGCTTCATGGCCAAACCTTTCAGTCAGCTGCTCCCTTTGAGCTCGGCCGAGGCCTCCTATGCGACGCGATTGAGAGATGCCACATTTCTGCAGTATTTTTTCCGCACGTGCTTTGCCAACTCCAGGAAAGCACATGAGAAGTTGCGATGTCCTCATATGGCGCACAGCAGCATTGCCGCTATCTGCAAGCGCGAAAACTTCGGCTATTCCGATTTCATGAGCTTTGATTTTTGCCTTAATCTGGGCACGTTCATGTCTGATCGATGCGGCCTTTTTCAAGGCATCCCTGCGCTGTTCGATTGTCAAATTCGGAAGGCTCATTGTTGCGCTCCATTCTGTGCAGAGAACTCTGCACGCTTGTCTTTTCCGCCCATACAGACGGGTTTTCCACATAGGCCAGAAATGCGGGATACCAAGGCTCCTGCCATCTGCTCATCGCTAGACTGCTCGAAGCAAGCAGCAAGCTCGCTTAGCCGGTAATTGCTCGTGAAATACGTCACAAGACCATTAGCCCAGCGGGAATCGACGATGCCGTAAAGCAAGGAGAAGTCCTGAGATTTCATGCGCCCTTTGCCAATGTCGTCGATAAGCAGAACAGGGCAGGAGAAGCACGATTGGAAGAAGTCAGAGCCACGTCCGAAGTCTTCTCGGCTCTCTGTGACAAGGCTCCATTCAGTGGCATATCTCACGGCCTTACCCTGGTCATAGGCCCTTAGCATTAGCGCGCACGCCGCAGTTGTCTTGCCGGTGCCCCATGGGCCCCAGAGGTAGAGGCCTTGCTTGGGCGTGGCCAAGGAAGTTGTGGCGTTGGCAAAGATGGCTGGGATATGGGTTCGCTTAAAGCGTGGATCAGTCATATGCCGCCCACTTTGTCGCATCTCCCATCACCCCCTTTTCTTTCGTCCAGTCGTCTTGCCAGCGCTTTTGGCTGAAAAAAGTTGATCCGTCCAACGTGTACTGCTCGTCCTTGCCTTTCCTGTACAGGGCGTATGCCTCTATTCCGAGCCTGATTTCTTCGACAGATGTCCCATCACGGATGGCATGCATGAACGCTCTGCGAGCTGGTTCTTTGCCTCGTTTTTTCGGATATAGCATCCAAAGTTCCTCAAATTGCGCTGTGAGTGCGGATTTTGAGGCTTGGCTTCGAAGAGTCCTGTTTGATGTTTGCACAAAAGGGTTTTTATCTTTTTTAACAGGTACAGGTACAGTACCAAGTACAGGTACAGTTACAGCTAGCTTTCCTATGCTTTGCTGTGCATTGCTTAGCTTTGCTGTGCATTGCTGTTCATTAGTCTGCTCAGAGCTACCTTCTTGTTGATCTTTTTCTGGGCTCTGTTTTGCATCGTTGGGTGCTTCTGCTGCTTCATTCGACTTTTGCCAACGCTTACGGCCTGCGGCACGTCTTCTAGACTTGCTTTCTTCATATGCCGCGGCATCGGCATCAATGCGTGATTTTTGGGAGAGGAAGACCCAATACGCTGGATCTGATTCGCTTAACGTAACGTCTTCGCCGCTTGCGTAGGCGATCATCGCGCGAAAAAGCTTGCCCATCTGCTCATCAGATAGAACGTCAAACGCGCAATTGTCTGTATGGACTATGAAGCTGTTTTTGCTATTCATGAGATCACCTCCTGCTTAATAGCGTGGTGGCTGCTGATTTTGTGGCGGATCTTCCTGCTTTTTCAGCGGCTTGGACATGATGTCTATCTCAGAGCAGATGACTGAGAGAGCCGAGCGGCTCTGACCGTCTTCCGTAGTCCAATGGCTTTGCGAAAGGCGGCCTGAGACAAATACCTTGGTGCCCTTCACAAGAATCTTTTCTAGGGCTTCAGCGCGTGGACCAAAAATTACGACCAGCATCCAATTCGGAACGTCTTGCCAGCTCCCCGAGTGAGTGCGCCTACGATCGTTCACTGCCATTGAGAAGCGCAGAAACGTGGTTCCTGACACTTGGCGAAAGAGCTCTGGGGCTTGTCCGATGCGGCCGGAGATGCAGACGCTATTGATGCTCATGACCTTCTTCCACCTTTCTTGGATGCTTGAAGCTCATCTGCAGCGACTGTCTCTTTGGCACGTTGGCAAGGAGCCTTATAAGTTGCTATTTGTTCGAGATTTACCATCTCGGCGACCTTGCTTTTTATTAATGCGCGCATAGTTCAATCCAATCAAAAGTTGTTCGTTTACTTCCTCATATTTGATAGCTATAAGCTATCAGGGCACCGTGTTCTATCAGCTAAAACGGAGACGATTGGCAAACGTTGGCACACCTCAGCGCACCTCCTTAGCAAGCATCTCGAACGCCTCAGCGGCGGCCTGGTCTCGTCCTGGAAGCACATGGCCATAAAGGTCAAGGGTCGTTGTCGATGATTCATGGCCAAGCCTTTCTTGCACTGTCTTGATGTCAGCACCCGAGAGGATGAGAAAAGTCGCATGGGTATGGCGAAGCGTGTGAAAGCTCGTACCTTTTGGAAGGCCAAGCTGGCGTGCTTGCTGGGTGAACCAAGATGAGAGCTGAGATGGTCGGAGGTAGTTGCCATCCCATGTCGCAATTGGGTTGTTTGGCGTCAGTGGCCCAAAGGTTGCGTCTTGCCACCGCTCAAAATCGATGATCCTATCTGCAACATCTTTGGTGACTGAGATATTGCGGCGCGAGCTCACGGTTTTTGGCTTGTCTTGGCGCTCCACTTCTCGTATCTCTATGACAGTGCCAGATACTGAGATCATCTTGCGAGCGCAGGAGAAGTCCCTACGGCGTACCGCGCAGACTTCTCCGACACGCATTCCCGTGTTGATGCCAAGCCATACTGCAAAGACTTGTGCACGGAATTGGAGGTGCTCCTTGTCTTGCAGCCCTTGTTCTATCCATCGGTTGAGCTTGGCAAAATCTGCCTCATCTAGCGCGATAGCCTCAAGGCGGTCGCGCTTTGGATGTGCCACATCGCTCATTGGGTTGTTTTTGATCGTCTTGAGCGTGGTGCGCATGAAGCGAAACCCACCTTGCAAAAACCAATGCATTGCAACGACGGTGGAGCGGGCGAGCGGCTTATGAGAGCTGTCTCCACGCAACAGCCGGCCTTCGAAGGAGGTGATCTCAGCTGGCGTAATTTGCGCCGGGATCTCATAAGGCATAAGCCGCTCCACGTGATTTTTGATAAATCCTCTGTACTGCCTTATCGTGTTTTTCGCAGCACCGTTGGCCTCTTTTGTATCAACGTAGCTCTCGAGTTGGTCAACGATGGTCCCATCTGCAAGCGATTCAATCCACGCATTTGCTGCTGCCTTTGCCTCTGCCTCAGTTCTGGCTTCGGGGAAGGTTTTGTAAGGCCTGCGTTGAAGGCCTGTCAGATGGTCTGTGCCTAAGTAGGCGCGAGCACACCAAATTCCGTCCTTGTTACGGTCTACCCTCACATTCACGTCTAGGCCTCGTCAACCTCGGTGAAGGTGATGTCGTAGGATTTGCCGATCACCAGTGTTGAGGGAAGATCCGACTCATAGTAAACGGATAGCTCGGAATCTTTTTCGCCGAAGGCGCTATTAGAGTGCATGCGAACTATGGACTTGCCATAACGTGACGTACCTTCGAGCGTGTCGCATATGTAGCTTTTTATCGTGCAGATCTTCTTGCCCATTGCTAGGTCTCCCTTGGTTTTTCTCTGATTGGACATACAAGAACCCAAGCACCGATTAACTTGCGGTCTTTTGTGTATGACACTCTCAACTCGCTTGTGCAGTATTTCGGGCCATCATCTGCAATGAGTCCCGCTCCAGCCTTTTTAGGGGGTCTTGGTGGCGTTAGGGAGTCAAGGACATATTTGACGCCGCCCTTGATGTTGTCCTCATCGCGCCTTCTGTTTCCTTCAATGAAGGTCACACGCACGTAGGCTTTGCCTTGAATAGGAGCAAAGCCATAACGACGTGCCGCACGGATGGCGTGGGCTGCAAACCAGGCGACGTTTTCACTTTCTTGCGAGAAGCCGTAGCCTGCCCTATTCGCATGTATGATTTCATTGGTGCCGTCGAGATGAGTAGGGTTGAAGCGAGCGTCTCGGCGATTTGTTGGGACGAAGAATTCAAGTAGCACTTCGCTACCCTCCTTCCGAAAAGCTCTTGCCGCCAAATCTCATGACATCGATCTGTTTGACCTCTCCTTG